CGCCGGCATCGCGTCGAGCTCGGCCATCGCCTCGTAGACGCCGTCGTCGATGTTCTGATTGTCTCCGCCCATGTCATCCTCCTTCCAAAATGTCCTAACCTTGCCTCTCCTTGCCTCGCCCCTGTAAGCCATGCCATTCCCTAAAATCCGCACCGCACCTAACCGAGCCTGACCCGGCCTTGCCTAGCCACACCGCGCCATGCCATAAAGTCCCTACCACGCCATGCCTTACCGAGCCTCGCCCAGCCCAGCCACACCGTGCCCTAAAGTCCTCACCAGGCCCATCCACACCGCATCAAACCCTGCCATGCCCGAACACACCCCGCCCTAAAGTCCTCACCGCACCAAACCCAGCCATACCCCGCCGCGCCATGCCATGCCCGGCCGCGCCCTAAAGTCCTTACCGCACCACGCCGAGCCTTGCCGCATCATGCCTGGCATCACCACGCCGCGCCTCGCCACACCTCGATGTCCGAACCAAACCCTACCGCAAGCGATAGGTTAGGCGGCGGCCCGCAGGTCGTTCTTGATCTCCTCGAACTTCGTCACGGCGAAGCGCCCGTAGCGCGGCCGGTAGTCGCAGAGACCGATGAACGCGCCAGCATCCGTCAGCCAGCGGTGCAGCGTCGCCTTGTCCGCGACCACCTCCGTGCTCGCCGACACCTCGAACGACACCGCCCAGTCGTGGAAGATGGGCCGCGTGCGCATCACCCGCGCCTGGCCGACGCGCACGCCGACCGTGAGGCGGAAGAACGGATCGGCGCACATCTCGTCGACACTCTTGCCGTCGTTGGCGAAGGTCAGCACGCCGTCCGTCTCGACGAACATACCGGACAGCGCCTGCTTGCCCTCCTTGCTGCGCGTCGCACCCTTGGAGATGGTCGCCTCGAGCACGCGGCTCGGGATGACCGGCCGCCCGTCGGCGTTGATGTAGAGACCGCCGCGCCACTCGATGTCGGCGAGCTGCGCGAGGTCGGCGTCCGTCTTCTTACGCTTCGACGAGACCGCCTTGAGGGCCTTCGAGAACTCGTTCAGCGGGTCGGCCAGCTGCCCGTTGTGCATAACGAGCGGAGACAGGCCTTGCAGAGAAACGCGGTAGAACCGATAACCGATCTGAGACATTTTCATACTCCATGCCCACCAGGGGCGCTAGGTTTTTTCGCGCTGAATCGACAACAACTCGCCCCGGCAGCGCGGATGAATCCGGGACGAAACTCAACTCTTTCGCGGGGCGCTCCGCACGCAGCCGCGAGGTGATCGCCTCGTGGCACTGACGGCAGAGCACCGTCACATCCTCCAGCGTTTCGGCGCCGAAGGTGTCGTAGTGCCGATGATGCAGCTCAAGCGCGTAGCCTTCGGCCTCGCTCGCAGGACAGCATCGGCAGGCATGGCCGGCAGCCGACAGCGCCGCCGCGCGCAGCTCCACCCAATGGGCGGGCGCTGGGTGCGCAGAGCTCGGTCGCTTCGTCAATCGGCCAGCAATCTTCACCTTCATCCTCCAGATCCGCCTGCTGCGTCCGGGGCGGCCTCGGCAGAGGGTCACGCGCAGCTCGTGTCATGTCGGTGCCGGGTCCTGCGACGGCGCCCGGCGCGCCGTAACTATCCTGCGCAGATCAGGGGAGGGTCAGTTCCTGTCGATGTACCTGAATGCGGCCCACAGCAGCATCGAGCTCCACACGACGCCGAGCACGACCGCCACAGCCTCTGCGTTTTCAACGCTCATTGAACAGTCCCGCCCACGCGCCGAACCTCGCCGTCGAGCGTGCGCTTGAAGATCTCCAACGCCACCGCCATGCGGCCGACGTCGTAGGCCGTCTCAAGCGCCGCGCGGAGCGACTCATCGAGGCCGATGCTGTGCGCCCGGTCACGGGCCACCACCACCAGCGCGTCGATCATCTCCTTGCGCTCGGCGCGGGCGAGATCCTTCAGCTCGCGGGCGAGGCTCACGGCGCAGGCTCCGGCGTCACGTCGATGGCCGTCAACTCGGCCTTGCGCGCATCCTTCGCCTCGACCAACTGCGCCTCGAGGTGGATATCCCGCGCCTTGCGCGCGAGCTTGATGCCCTCGCGGTAGCGGTCCTTCAGCGCCTCCTCGTCCGGCGCCTCTCGCACGAGCGTCACCGGATTGGCGAGCACCGGCTCGGCCGCGACCGTCGAAATCGGCGCAGGACCGCCCGTCATGTCCGAGACCTCCTCGACCGTGTAGACACCAGCCGCGCAGCCCGGAAACACCGCGCGCACGCCCTCGCTGATGACGCGCGAGCGCAGCATCGAGCGCGGGTAGGTCTTCCACGTCGGATTGCGGCCCGTCAGCCCGGCCCGCTCGGCCATGCCGATGTTCCACTCGATCTCGACCGAGCCGCCCTGCGGGTGGCTGATGACCGCCCGGCAGCAGTCGTCCTGGTACTTGACCCAGCGGACCGTGCCGCCGGCAGCTTGGAAACGGGCGAAGAGCGCGTCGGCCTTGAGCGCCGGGCGGCCCTGGATGACGTGGTAGTCGCGCGCGGCGGCGGCCGGGTGCAGCCCTTCGGCCTGCGCGACGAGCATCAGCGCTAGCGCCTGATCGGGAGTCTTGACCCCGAAGAGGCCGGACTTCGCAGCCGCGACGGCCATGCGCTCGATGTCGTTGATGGGAATCGAAAGGGCGGTAGACGTGCTCATGCGTTTCCTCCGCGGTAGTTGAGCTTGATGACTAGGTAATCGACCTCGGTCAGGAAGCTCCTGATCTCCGCGTCGAGGTTGTTGATGTAGGCGTCGTCGCGCGGCACGCGCTGGACGAAGAGCTGCAGATGCTTGGGCATCCGCGGATCGTACGAGACGAAGTCGCACCACGCGCGGCCCGTGATCCAGAGCTGCCCTTGCACCTGCGCGATGTGGTCGTCCGGCATCCCGTTGAGCAGCGTCTCGACGTGCGTGGTCGAGCTCGGGCACTTGAACTCGACGAGGCCGTCCGCGCCGACCAGACCATCCGGCGAGGCGCCGGCCATCATGCTCGGATGCTCGAAGAAGCCGACCTCCTCGACCTCGATGCCCGTCTTCCAGGCGTACTCGACGCGCGCAGCGGGCTCGTTGTCGATGCCCCATTGCATCGCCGCGGTCGTGAAGTGCGGCGTCGGCTGATGCGTCAGGCGCTCGGCGACGAGCTGGATCGCGTAGGTCTGCCGGGCCTGCGACGGCTTGCCCGTCTTCAGCTTCGACACCGCGTCCTTGAACTTGGATGCCGTCGCGCGCCCGAGCCGGGCGGCGAACCAATCAGCGCTGCGCTGTTCCATCGTGGGACTCCTCTGCTTTGTGGATGACGAGCGTGCCCTCGACGTTGCTGATGACGAGGCCGCTGAAGCGCAGCGCGGTCATCAACTGACCGACGCTGACGCCGCGCAGCTCGATGCGCGTGGTCGGCGGCTTGGCGGGGTAGCCCGCAGCGGCAATCGGCGTGCAGGCGATGTCGATGAGCTGTTCCATAATGTCGTCGATGCGGGTCATACGGCCTCCGAAATGCTGAACAGGTCCTGCTGATCCTTCATAGCGTCGGAGATGTTCTGAACCGCCAACTCCCAGTATTGAGGCTTGAGCTCGGTCCCGATGAACCTACGACCCATTTTCACTGCGCAGTAACCTTCGCTGCCGATGCCGGTGAATGGCGAAAAAACTAGATCGCCACGATTCGACCACAAGTGGATGCACCGCTCGATGACATCCAGCTGAAGCGGGCACATATGCTTCTCGTCGTTTTCGTCTCGAGCCGGTAGCTTGTTTAGTGTGCGCCCCTGGTCGATGTCGTCCCAGATTGGACTAGCGTATTTCTGCCACATTGCCACCGGCAAGTCGTCGCCATGCGTCACCCGAGGATCTGCCTCGCCGGGCTTTCGCATCGTGACTACGTAGTCTGGCAAACCCATACGCGACATACTGGCATTTTCTCGGATGGTCTTATGCAATAAGCCGAGCGCCTTCATTCGCTGCATCGCTACGACTGGGTCTTTCCAGATGCAGACCTCGGAGTGATAGATGAACCCGGCATCCTGAAACGCGCGAATCAAATCGCCTCGAAAGTCGCGCAACCCAATAAAGCCCTGCCGCATCTTTGTGGTGGGCAGATTCATGCAGTGGAAGCTGACATTCCGGCCCGGCTTGAGGATGCGGTACAGCTCCGAAATCAGGAAACGCAGCTGCGCGACGAACTCCGCATCGTCGCGGCAGTTTCCCATGTCGTGATCGCTGTTGGAGTAAACGAACAGGTCAGCGAAGGGGGGCGAGAAAACCGAATAGTCGATGCTGTTATCGGCCATGCGTCGAGTCCATTTCACGCAGTCGCCCAGATGCACTGTGAACCCGTTTCCCTCGTAGGTGTCCTCGCGGTACTCATCCACAACATTCTGCTGGCCGGACAATTCCTTATTCATGATGTCCCTCATGTGTTCAATCATGTTTGCGCTTATCTCGTGGTGTTGCGACTCCTTGCGCTTAAGGTTCGCCAGAATCTGTCCTTCATTCTCAGCTGTAAACAGATGCACCACGACCCGCCGCGTCTGCCCGAACCGATGGCACCGACGAACGGCTTGATAGAACTTCTCGAATGAGTCGTCCAATCCGACGAACGCCATGCGAGCGCAGTGCTGCCAATTCATCCCAAAGCCGCAGATCTTAGGCTTGCTGATTAGTACGCGAAGTTCGCCGCGGGAGAATGCCAACATCTGCGCCGCCTTATACTCAGCCGTATCCGAGCCCTGCACGTTGACGCTGCCAAGAATCAGCGATGCGAGCATTTCGGCCTCATCGTTAAGATGGCACCAGATCAACCACGGCTCGGAGGTATCGGCGTTGACAACTTCCGCCAGTGCTTTGCATCTGGCCTCAATGCTCGCGCGTTGTGCCTGCCTGCGCTCACTCATCGTCTGCGCCGGCCGCGAAAAAAGGTCGTTTCCAAGCGGCTCGGTTTGGACCACATGCTCGATGTACTCTGGATCGTCTAGCGCATAACGCGAACCGTCAAACCCGATATCGCTGGGATTGCGCAGCACGACGGCCCAAGTGCCCATCCATTCCCAGAACTTCGATGCGCCCCAACCCTTCAGTCGCCACGTGCCGGTATCGCCGGTGTCGTTGACAAAGTAAGTGGCGAGCATCTCGGTGCGTGTCATAACGCCCAGGAACTCGCATTGATTCCCGAGCTCCTCAAAGTCGTTAGGGCTAGGCGTGGCCGTGCAGCTCAAGCGATATGGAACGTCCTGCGCCGAGTCGATAATCCTCGTGCGCGTCTTGCCGTCGTGCGCCTTGAGAATGCTGGACTCGTCAAGCACCAGCCCGCCCAGCTGAGAAAAATCGACCGCATCAATTCTTTCGTAGTTGGTGATATAAACGTGCGGCCCGAAGACCTGCGCCCCGGTATGGCGTTCGACAGCAATACCGAATGTTGAGCCCTGCGCGATTGTCTGCTCAGATACTGCCAAAGGCGCCAGTATCATCACCGGGGCGCCAGTATGCCTGGCAACCTCGTCCGCCCAAGCAAGCTGCATCAAGGTCTTTCCCAGCCCGGTGTCGGCAAAAATCGCCGCCCGTCCACGCCGCACAGCCCATGCGACGATTGCGTGCTGAAAATCGAACAAATGCTCGTTTAGATCGCCCGGATGATGTCCGGTCGGCACCTCGGCGCGACGTTTGGCTGCCACAAATGCCTCGTAGCTCACTCCGGCACCCTCCACCGACGCACGACACGAGCGCGGACATTGGGCGGCGGCAAGCGCTCCTCACGCTCGCGGCGCCACTCCATGCGCGACTCGACGATGGCGGCGATCACGGAGCCGATGCCGAGCGCGATGATGAAGCCGCCCACGAGGACGAGCCAGTCGAAGGCTTCGGCGCTCATGCCGCACCCGTAGCCGTGGCGATGGCCGCTCGCCAAGAATCCAATGCCGCGTCGATGGTCGCGCTGGCGGCTTCCCAAGAATCAAAAACTCGGATTTCCGAATCAGCGGCGTCTTGGGCTGAATGCGGCCAGAAAACGATGCGACCGTCGACCTCGATGACATCGGCAGACTCAAGCGCAATATCTGGGCCGCGATCCGCCAAGATTCGGCCAACGCGGACAAGGAAGTTGAAGTCGATCATGGTAGGCCCTCCAGCCTGTTTGCCGCGGCACCGCGCCGGGCATGGGGGATATATTACGGAACGCCGATGCCGTGTCAAGCCCCCGGCGAAAAATATTTTACGGACGCCCGATTGACACCCCGAAGGCCGCCCCGTACCCTCCCGGGCATGATTACCTGGCAAGACCGCATCGGCGCCCTGCGCGCCACAGGCCT